TATAAAAAGAATTTAATAAAAAAAGTATATGAAAATACTATGGATGATTTATCAGCACAACCTACTAATGATGTCTCTATTGGAAGACTTCTTAGACTTTATAATGAACCTAATAGAGAAAATGCAGTTTATAATACTAAAAGGTGTGGATTTAGCGTAGTTCTTAAAATAGCCGATGATAGTTATCTAAATAAGGTTCTTAATATATTCGATAAAGTAGACTATGGATTTATTAGATCTAAAATAAAGAAAGAAGATTATACTGAAATAGATATATTTATTTATAGTACTAGTAAACATAAGAGAGAACTTGATATTGCTAGAGTAAAACAATTCGTCAAAGGAAATCTAAAATGTTATGATGATAGTATAGAAATTAAAAGATTTGATGTCTTAAATACACCAGATGAATTAATATATCATAAATTTAATCTTACTGGACATGATGATGTGGTACTTGGTTTACATGGTGATAATCTTGGAATGTTATATTTTAGATTTACTGATGAAAGTACTTATAATTTGGCAGAAAATATTTATGAGCAAGTTGATGAAGCTGAAAGAACTCATAAAGATAAAAACAGTAATAATGAGTAGGTGGTTATAATGTTAGATAAGATAATGACGACTGTGTCGTGTATGTTTACTTCTAAAAAGAAAAAACCTTCTATGAGTTTTGATTCTTTAGTCGAAATGGCTAATAATATAAATCAAGAAATCATAGACAATTATAAAATGGGTAATAGAATGGTAAAACTTATATTTTATGATAACTCTGATAATTTCGGAGGAATACAATATGAGATGATATTTAAACCATTCAAACAACAAAAGTCCGGTAAGGAATTTTAAACAAAATAAATATATAATAGAAAGCAGGGGCTATCCTGCTTTTTATTATCTAACTTAGATAATGAAATGTACTGTAATCTTTTTGTAATTTTAAATAATCATAGGCATTCTGTAAATCGTTGCTATAATTATTTAACATTTTAAGATTAATCTTATACATTTCTGTTTCTAGAAACTCTTGTTCGCTAATATATTTATCTTTTATATTCGAACTATAAAGATAATCTGTGAACTTTTTAAAGTTTTCTTTAACAGAATCAAGATAACTCATATTAACACCTCCTTTTTGGTGTAATATGGTAGCGAAATTCCAATATTTATATAAAATCAATAGCCTGATTTTATAATTAGATTATATAGAGTAGGAACTATCTACTCTATAACTTTATACCTATGATAGATATAAAGATTTACTTAGATCTATTTGATCTGATATATACGAGTAGGCGTTTTGTTTATCCTTCGTATATTCTTGGTCAAGACCTATAGAAATTTCTTTCAATAAATTACTAAGGAAAGATTGTTCTTTAATAAATTTATCGTGATAACTGGTTGAATTATCGTTTATAATATATTCATCAAAGAATTTTATAAATCTATCCTTAATAGAATTTAAATAAGAATTATTCATTTACACCACCTCCTTTCATGAGGTGATTAATCTATATAAAATAGATAGTTCCTATTTTATATTAGGTTAAAAAAGAAGATACCCCAATATTAGAATATTCTAATATTGGGGTAATCCTTTTATTTATCCTTTTCTTTATTTACCGATTTACATATACGATCGGTAATCTTATATGCTGCATAGCATATAATTATTATACCTAAATATCCAATGCCTGATGCAGAGGCTTTTACAATATTCCCCGCTGCATCATACGTGTATTCATATTTCATTTTATTTCGCCTCCTTGGTATCTTTTATAACACCATAAGTAATCATTAGATTACCTATTAAAGCAACCCCTAATGATACCCATCTATTTTCTATTTTCCCAGCAGCTATAGTAGTGATAGCACCAGCTGTTATAGATGCTCCTTTAACTATTTTATTTATGTTCATTGCTTGCCTCCTTTAGATTAATGATTTCTTTTCTATCATTTTCCATAGTTATAGCACAGCCTATCATAACTGCACCAGCTAATCCTAACATTCCACTCATAGTTTTATCTTTGTTATAAGCTTTTCCTGCAAGCCATAGTGATGTAGTACCAAATCCAATAAGCATTCCAGTACCTATAGCTCTAATATTTTCTTTTAAATTCATTTTCATTCCTCCTCATATGATAGCTTATATCCTAGATACATGCTACCTGCTAAAATTGCTCCTGTTATTATTTTACCCATAGTAGAATCAGAAGCTTCTTCTACTACAGTATATGTAACGCTAGATGCAACTGTTTTAGTTGCACCTAACATAAATTCAGCTAGATCTGATATATACATAAGAGATCACCTCTATTCAGTGATCCCTAGTATTTTATCATAACATTTGCATACATCTGGAAATGCTGTATGCATCTTAGAGTCATAATAGTATCTATCAGATTTACTATTATGAACTCTTAGTACTGTCTTTAGATCTTTTGGGTATAGATCTATAGCATTTGATAGAGTTTCTAACTCTTTCTCATTGAAAGTGTAGATATCAAATGCTTCTTTATCATAAGATATTAATATGATATTTTTGTACTTTTTAGGAAATACTATACTTCTTTGAATCCTATTTGGATCAAATTCATGTAATATTGCAATTTCTTTACGAAGAACCCAAGCATTGTCTTGGATATCTTCATGAATAACTCTAGACCAAGCGACATCTGTTATAATTCCTTGATCAATAAGATAGACAGTGATACCCTCACTGTCTAAATCTTTATTTGTTCTTATAATATTAGCAATGAATGATTCCATTGAATTATCATTGCCTATTTCAGAAAGAGGTATCCATTTTTCCATTATTGATTACCTCCTTCTTCTATTTCTGCTAGTGATTGTAATAATCTGAATCTATCATATGCGTCACTGATCACATGAAACGTTCCAGCTAACCCAGCGTACAGATTTGGAGAATCTAAAATCTCTTTTATAGATCTTATATCTCCTTCCAATCTGATACCAGCTATTGTGGTAGCAAATTTGTTTGGATTTGAAAGAGTTATAATGTCACTCTTGTATACTATAATGTATGATAATATTTCTTCTTTTGAGAAGTGATTTAGTTGATCTTCAATATTTTTATACTTTACTATACTGTGTATTGAAGATCTTTTCTCATACTTTTCTTCTAATTTATTTATTATATAAACTTTTAACTCTTCCCAATTCTTGAATTCCATTTCATTTAGTATTTCTTTAGCTTTTTTCATCTTAATTCCTCCTTAAATTTTAAAAAGGGAGAAGATATTTATTAGATTTTATCTTCCCCCGTAATTTCTGATTATAGATAGTAATTTCCTTGATTGTCCGCGTGGTCTGGACCAATACCCATAATATTATGGTAATGACCATCGTAGTCTCTGCACCAAGAAGATGCAACTCTATCGTACATCTTCCATGCTATATTATACTTCATGATCATGTTTTCGACGCTTTGACATCCGTTTTCATAAACCGGATACAATCTATCCGCATTTCTCCAAAGAGTTCTAAGTCCCAACTTAGAATTTTTCATAAATTGTTTAACTCTTTTTTCAATTTCATATATGTCCTCATCATCGTCATCTGAATGGCTAGGGTCCCAAATCCATTCATATTTCTTAAGAACATCAAACCAATAATTTAATTCTTCTATTAAATATTTTGGCATCTTTTCTGACAAATGTTTAGAACTCCAAGCTGATCTTTTAATATCAGCTTTCTTTCTTATATAAGGTTTTTCATTAAAAACCTTACTTCTGTAGCAATCTACTATATGTTTAAGTCTTCTTTCATTTATATACCCCCATTTAGCTTTTAAGTATTGACTTCTTTTTCTTCTCATTATATAGGGCTTATTCCATGTCCCTATTTTTCTGAAAAGTATTTCTTTAGTAAACCCAATCGGACAATTCTTAATAGGTTCATATCCTAAAGTTCTAGCAACATCTGCTAACTCTTTCATAGATTTATTCCATAAATTCATATCAGTTTTGTCAAATTCTATTTCTATATTTTTACATCCAGACCACCCGCCGATAGCTGGATACACATTTCTTTTATCTATTACCCAGTTATTATTTTTAAGAATAACTAGTTCTAGAATAAATGCTACATTGATAAAGTTTGGCTTTACTATAGGGTTACTTAACATATAGTATTTTTTGTCTTTTGAATCATCTAGTCCCATTTCCCAAAGTTTGTTAAATCCACGATTATAATCAATCGTAGTATTATTTATTCTATCAATTAACATATCTTTTATATTAAAATCTACAACTTCAACTTTTTCTATATATTCTTCTCTATTTGGTGT